TTTACGGGTAGCAAGTAATCCTGCGCGTGGCTGGCAGGCCAATAAAAGACGCACTTGTGCGTGGCTAGTAATATTAGGGCTATGCCCGAAAATGAAAAACCACCCGCTAGGCGGGTGGATGTTTATTTGCACAGCGACGAGCTAAAGTCCGGGTGTGAAAATTTTATGAATATATCAACTTGGAAATTCAGATAAAGAAGATACAGAAAAAATAAGTGCGACAAAAAAGTGATGTATTGTAACATAGTTTTTATGATTGATATTTTCGTAATAAGCAAAATAACGCAATATCGTTATTATGTTATTGCGATAACGGATGTTAGATCTCTGGGTCTAAGCACAAAATGGAGGACACTTATGATTAAAAAAACTATGAAAGTACGGGAAAATACATTTAGAAAATTGGAAGATCCTTTTGAAAATGGAGCGGCTAAGAAATATGTATTTTATGTTAAAGTAGATGATGTGGCAGAAGGAATTCCAATGGCAACAAATCCGAGGGATCAGAAATTAACGTCAGGTGTTGCGACTGCGATTAAAGAGTCCTTATTAAGCAACGATGGATATTTTCATTTAAAGAACAGAGGTATTGTTCTTTCTGCAGAGAGTGTTCATTACAATAATAAAGAGAAAATTGCAACGATTATTTTTTCGGATGAACTGAGCCATGGGAATATTGATGGTGGACATACATACAAAATAGTCTGCGAACATAAAGGTGAAAATTTAGAACAGTATGTGCAGTTTGAAGTAATGACAGGAGTGGAAGATATTATAGAGAATTTAGCTGAGGCTCGAAATACGTCTGTTCAGGTAGATGCTAAATCAATGGCTGAATTAGCAGAAAAATTTGATCCTATTAAAGAAGGATTAGAAGGAATGCCATTTTTTAAGAGAATTGCATTTAAGCAGAATCAGATTTCCGTAGATGATGAAACAGGTAAGAAAAATAAAATGATTGATGCTCGTGAAATTGTTGCAATTATAAGTATGTTTAATATTAGCTTATATGATGCGCTTCATCATCCTACCCAAGCATATTCATCAAAAGCAAAAATGTTGGATATGTACCTTAAAAATCCCGAAGAGTATAGAGAATATGTAAATATTATGCCGGATATTTTTGATCTTTATGATGCAGTTGAAATGGAATTTGCTGATGCTTATAATGCTGGTGGCGGTCGTTATGGAAGAAAAAAATATGCTGGTTACAAAGATGGGAAAATTGTAGCAAAAAGCAAATTTGGCTTAAATAAAATGCAGTATAAGGTACCGGATGGTTTGTTATATCCTGTAGTGGCAGCGTTTCGTTCACTTCTTGTAAAAAATAAAGTTACAGGGAAATATGAGTGGAAAAATGGAGTTGGACCGATTGATGTATGGGATAATAACAAAGAAGATCTCGTTAATAAAATTATGAATTTTGCAGCATCAATCGGAGATAATCCTAATGCGGTTGGTAAAGATTCAAATATTTGGGATCTTGCATATATGACTATAATGTTAAGGAATATGCCATAATATGAAAAAGAAAAATTATAAAGTAAAACTTAAAGTTAAAGAATTGTTGGAAGAACGAAATATTACACAGAAAAAGCTTGCACAAATATCTGGCATTAGAGAATCTACGATAAGCGATATTGTTCGCGGCACACGAACGGTAATTAACTTTGAACATTTATCTAAGATAGCAGAAGCATTGGAAATTGATAATATTTCGCAGCTTATTGATTTTGAGGAAATATAATTATAGGGGAGTTGAATTGCGCTTCCCTAAGTTAAAAAGACAAAACGCTACCTTTTTCTAAAACTTTTGTTTCAAGCAAAATAAAGTATACATATTTGTAAGGCAAGAGATGTGTATGACTTTGGAGAAAATATATTTATGAATAATGAAAAATATTTAGATGAACTGGATGGTAGATTACAGGTTTTGAATGAATTACGAAAAAGAATAATCGAATTGAGTAAGGCAATTATTGGAGATACACTTTATAAGGAGGATTTCTTTTTTACTTCTGCTATGGATCGAAGCGTTGTTTTATTAGATGGAATTTCTGAGATGATAAAAAATAGAAACTTAGCTTGTGGAGGGATTTTGTACGTTCGCAGATAGATAATTGTATGCGGATTTTCGCGGCCTTTACTGCAGAAAGTCAGACAGATTTTATTGACGGATTCTTTGTTGGAAAGAAAATTAGTGATATGAAAGATAATCGTGGAAATAAAATGAAGGACTATATTTTGCGACAAAGATTAGCGGAATATGATGCTAAATTAGATTTAGTGTATAGAAATTTTTCGGAATATGTCCATTTGGCCGAAAAAGCGTTTTATTCGAGTGTAACTACATCTTCATCAGAACAGTATGATATTGAGTTCTCAGTTGGATTGCCATTAAAAGAAAAAGCAAATCCTGTACTGCTTGAAGTAGCGAATGCATTTGTATATTATGTAAAATTACAAAATAATCTTGTTAATCAAATAGTTATTTCGAAAGCAGGTTGGTAGTAACGCGCCCAAGTTTTTACTACGATTGATAACTTTAAAATTGGAAGTGTAGAGTTACATTTCCTTGGTTCAAAAAGATGATAGAGGATGCGGATGCAGCTAATGCGTATCTACATTTTGTCCACGCACTCTGTGAGATGGCATGTAATCAAAAGCGGATCAGCGTACAGGAAAGAGAAGTGGAGAACGAAAAATATGCATTCCGGTGTTTTCTTCTCCGACTTGGCTTCATCGGAGAAGAGTACAAAGTGGAGCGGAAGATTTTGCTTAAAAATCTTACTGGGTCCTCTGCATTTAAGAATGGGGAAAATAAGTAAATTTAAATAGCATTGAGATTGAGCCGATGGCTCTTTCTCTCGTAGAAGAAATAGTACGGCTTGCCAGATGGCAGGTCATTTTTTATGCCTTGGAGGTGATCATTTGAGAAAATTAAAGAAGTACAAGCCGACCAAATTCAAGGCGAAGGATTCCGTTTATAACAAGGAACTGGCGGACTATGCAGTTTCCTTTATTGAATGTCTGTGTCACACCAAGGGAACATGGGCAGGAAAGCCATTTGAACTGATTGACTGGCAGGAGCAGATTATTCGGGATATTGGGAAAATCGGAACTTGCGGCTGCAGTGGCACTGCTTCTGACTTGTGGAGATGGAGAAGAGAGAGGTGAAGTTTATGGCTGTGCTGCAGACAGGCAGCAGGCATCTATTGTATTTGAGGTTGCGGCGGACATGGTAAGGATGTGTCCGGCGCTGAATAAGAGAGTGAAGATTCTCGCTTCCCAGAAAAGGATTGTATACCAGTCAACCAACAGTTTTTATCAGGTGTTGTCGGCAGAGGCTTATTCTAAGCATGGATTCAATATTCATGGAGTTGTATTTGATGAGCTGCATACACAACCGAACAGGAAATTATTTGATGTAATGACCAAGGGTTCTGGAGATGCCAGGACACAGCCTTTGTATTTTCTGATAACAACAGCAGGTACAGATACAAACAGTATCTGCTATGAGACACACCAGAAAGCAAAAGATATCATTGAGGGAAGAAAAATAGACCCGACATTTTATCCTGTGATTTATGGTGCAGAGGAAACGGATGATTGGACAGATCCGAAAGTATGGAAGAAAGCAAATCCATCTTTAGGAATTACAGTAAGTATTGACAAGGTTCAAGCAGCCTGTGATTCTGCCAAGCAGAATCCGGGAGAAGAGAATGCGTTCAGACAGCTTCGACTGAACCAATGGGTCAAACAGGCAGTTCGCTGGATGCCGATGGATAAATGGGATGCCTGCAATTTTCATGTAAATGAAGATGATTTAGAAGGCCGTGTATGTTATGGTGGTTTGGATTTATCATCTACCACAGACATCACGGCTTTTGTGTTGGTGTTTCCACCGATGGATGAGGATGATAAGTTTGCCATTCTACCATATTTCTGGATTCCGGAAGATACCTTGGAACTTCGAGTCCGAAGAGACCATGTTCCATATGATATCTGGGAGAGGCAAGGGTTTTTACAGACTACAGAAGGAAATGTAGTTCATTACGGATACATTGAAAAATTTATTGAACAATTGGGAGAACGATTTAACATCCGTGAGATTGCATTTGACCGTTGGGGAGCAGTACAGATGGTGCAGAACCTTGAAGGGATGGAATTTACAGTTGTTCCATTTGGACAGGGATTTAAAGATATGAGTCCACCGACAAAGGAACTGATGAAGCTTACACTGGAGCAGAAATTAGCTCATGGAGGACATCCGGTGCTTCGATGGATGATGGATAATATTTTTATTCGAACAGACCCAGCAGGAAATATCAAGGCAGACAAAGAAAAATCCACAGAGAAGATTGACGGTGCCATTGCAACGATTATAGGATTGGACAGAGCAATTCGTTGTGGAAATATGAATACAGAGAGTGTGTACGATGCGAGAGGAATTTTATTCATATAAATAGGGAACATTTTCAAGCGTTGCTTAGTGAAATGTTCCCTATGAGGATTCATTATCTAATTTGTTGAGTAAAACAGTAGTTATATTGGATGGAATATGTATGCGCTCTTTTTTGAGTAAAGTGCGTTTCTTTTGATTTTGTTCATAATCACGGTCACCCTTGGCAAATGTTGAACAGCAAAGGAAATCACATTTTGCGTCTCCATTTGGAGAAGTATGGATGAGAAAGACAAAACTATCGATCACAACATGGCTGGCAATAAGATAATCCGCTTTGATGTTGGTATAAAACGAATACATTCGAGGCATGAAGGAATAAAGATTAAATTCATTATCCAAAGAATTGTCATTTATACAACAAATGCCATTGAATCTCTGAATTCCACTTATCGGAAGCTGAACCGTCAGAGAAGCGTCTTTCCAAGCGATACAGCCCTTTTAAAAGCCCTTTATCTGGCTACCTTTGAAGCTACAAAAAAATGGACTGCAACAATCCGGAACTGGGCTCAGGTTTATGGAGAGTTAAGTATCATGTATGAAGGTCGCTTGCCAGAGTAATAAAAAAGCAGAAAAACAGGCGGATTACCCGCCTGCTGTTGACATGCAATTTTGTAACTGTTATATATAAAGCAAGGGCGAAAAGCTGATTTTGTTTAAGCCTATCGCTCATTCTTATCATAGAAGATCATATTTACAGACTTTTCTTCATAGTCTCGTATTTTTACCTTTGAAGTTTCAGCAGATGGAACAATCAGCGAGACGGGAACTGCGGTCAGTACTATCCTTCCTTATGTTAAGAAATGGCCACATATTAAATGGCTTCTGACCATTATGAATCATGGTACTGCCTCTATTTTTACAGCACTCAGAGAGAATACGGATGACGCACAGGATACGTTCATTTCAGAAATCGTGAGGATTATTGATAAATATCCGTGGTGTTCCGGGATAGATATTGATTTGGAACGTGGAGGGGAGTTAGCGAATAGGGCGAAGGCAAATGCGTTGTTTTCCCGGATATATTCTACTGTAAAAGCAAAGGGAGCAAGCCTTCATGTCAATATCTGCCTTCCGGGTATGACCAGTGTGGGCGGTTCAGTTGGTGGCGAGAACTGGTGCGTGTATGCCGATTTGGATGCATACTGCGACACAGCAGCAATCATGAGTTATGGTATGAGTTGGGCGGGTTCAGCACCGGGACCGGTATCTCCGAGAAGCTGGCTTGAAGGCATCTACAGTTATGCTGCCAATGCAATGAACCCGGATAAAATCATGATGGGGCTTCCCGGATATGGATGGAGATGGCAGATATACGATACTACGGAGAATCTTGGTACGACCTATCGGGGAACAAGCCTTACCTATTATGCTGCGAAATATTGGATGGAGGGCTTATATAATCATACAGGGGATGCACCGCCACAGCCATTTATTCCATTCTTTTCATATTGGGATTGGACGGATATGGTCCCTTGGGGACTGCTTCATGTATATGACTTTATGGAAGGATGGGATACGAGCAGGGAAACGGCAGAGCCGACAAAGCATGAAACCTATAGTGGCAGAAAATATCTCACAACTTATCTGAAGCAACAGAAGGTTTCTTTCGGAGCAATAAGTGTTGATAGGAACGGTGTGCCGGATTCTTATTCAGGCAATGCAGTCATTGGAGAAGGATATGCGTCTGTTTTGGATGAAGAAGCGGTGCTGAAATACACATTTGAAGTACCAACAGCAGGAATATATGATGTGGCTGTCGAGATAGTCTATCCAAGATGGGATAAGAATAGCATCGGAATCAGTCTTGATGGGGACAGTCAGATGCTGTCGGAATCAAGGCTGTATTTCTTATATTGGAGAAAGAAATTCTGGAGGATATTAAAAAGTGGAGTCAGCTTGTCAGCAGGAAAGCACATCATTACTGTGTCCGGTGGAGTGCCTGGAGTGTTTTTTTATGGCTTTCGGGTATGTTCGGATTTTTCACAGAAAGCGACTGCCGGGGAAGTGTACTATGGATTGAAGCCAAGAAAATTCATGGATGTGACCGGAGAAATGGTACAGCCTGACAGGGCATTTAAGGTTACTGCAGAGGTGCTTCGCAGAAAGCCGGAAAGTGCGCTTGTATGGTATGAAGATTTCTGTGATTATTCAGAAATCCCTACCAACTATTTTACAGTACTTGACGGTTCGTGGAAGATTTGGAAGGATGAAAGTTCTGACCGTATCCGTAAGTATTCGCAGCTGGAAGGCAGTGGAAAACTGGCACTGGATTACACCGGATTTTCTGAAATCCATGTGAGGGCGAGATTTGCCTTTAAATCATCGGGAGGCGGTAAGGCAGGAGTGTTTCTTGGAAGCATTTTCTGCTGTATAAATTACGATACCCAGTGTGTGGAGTTGTATCAGGGAAGTAAGAAACTTGGCAGCTATGCATCTTCTTTCAGTAAGACCACAAATGCAGATTTACGGAGTGATCCAAGCCTATATACCGTGGAAATGAGAATCCGTGGAAATAAGGTAAGGGTATATTCCGGTGCAGCCTACACACTAGAGCGTGTTTGAAAAACATTTTAAGTTGTTCATTTTAACCAAATTAATATCGAGACAATACATAAGAAGCCT